CAAACCACCGCAGCGCCAGAGGTCAGCATGCGAACCAAAGGTCCGTCGTGGGCGATTCCGTAGCCGTCGATCTCAACTTCATGGTGACCGTTGAACAGATACCAGCCAGCCGCTCCAGTGATATCAACCGGCTGAACCACCGTCACCATGTTTCTGCCGCCAAACTCGACTGTGCCAGTGACCTGCAAGCATCCATAGGGAGGAATCGCTTCGCCTGAATCGTTTCGAATATGGATATTTGCTCGTTCTGGAGCATTCAGGCCTTGTCCCGTCGGAAGCAGGCCGGACGCCATTAGGTATCTGACTACCTCGAGGATCAGCCGCATGTTATCGGGAGTTGTAACGCCAATTAACTCGGCCATCGTTACGCCTTGGCAGCCGCTGCCGTCTTCATGACAAGCGATAGTAGTGACGCAGACGATGCGACGCCAACAATCTTCGACCAGTCACCACTAGCAAGATCCCCGATGGGAACAATTTGGCCAGCGGTTGTTCCCACAACATAGGTTTCGCCAACGGTAAGCGTTGCCCCAGGAATAACATCGCCTCCAGTTGCAATTATCGCTGTTCCGTCGGTTGCAGCAGCCGTAAGCGTCACACCACGAAGAACATCCGCAGTGTCCGCATCGTCTTTCATGTATTTCCCAGTAGCCGCATCCAGATAAACCGGCTGCATGTGCGTGACGGCTTCACCAACCTGGACGGCCTGAAAAATAGCGTTGCTGGAAACTCCAACGCTCCCCGCAGTAATCGTTAATGCTGCCATTTATAGAAGTCCTAATTGATTGTAAGGTAGCTCGCCAAAAACCTTGAATTCGAGCCAGTTTGCATTGGCTTGGTTTGTTTCATGCGTGCCGTCGGGCCTGAGAAGAACTGGCTTTCCAGCAGATTCTTTAAGGTCATCAGGCGCACGAAAAATCGGGCCATTTGCCACGCTTCGGATGTAATAGCCCTGATGAAGCACTCGCCGATACCATGCTTTTTCTGGTGTCGTTCTATACGGCTCTCGAAACTGGATTTGCGCCGTCACTTCCCAATAGTTGATGACCTGCTTTGCATTGAATCGCACGAGCCTTGCCGTACCGGGAGGCCAGCCAGCAAACCAATCTGAATTCACAGCCCGCCGATACTGACGAATCGCATACGTGTTGATGGCGAGAAAGTTTCTCTTTACCGTTAGCACTTGATCAACGACCTTGATTTTAAGACCGCCGTCGATTGGCTCTCTGTTTGCATTGACAACAGGCTTGCCATACCAGTCTTCGTCAACAGCATCATCGGATTCGACATCAGACCAAGAAATCTCAGGGGGCGCTGATGTTGCAGGTGAGCCCGGGACATTGGCAGATGGTGAGAACTCGCCCGAGTACTTCACGTCAACAAATGCCAGAATCGGCGATTGTCGATCTGGCTTGAGAGACTTACAAAAGATCGTTGGATAGGTTGGATAACTATATCCGACCAATGGCAATCCCGCGGCTTGGTAGACCGTTTCGATTGGGTCTGACGCATCAAGCGTAACGGAGTACCCCTCGCGAAATGATAGGTACTTTTTGATTCCATTTTCAGACGACGCTTCGGAGTCGTTCCGAGACCACATCTTGATTGCTGGGCCTGCTGCCATACTAGACGATTAGCTCCATCTGTACTTGCTTATCTCGCATGCTCTGAAGCCGATTATTTTCTTCAATGGCCTTAAGCGTTTGCTTCTGCAATTCCTTCTGCTCCTTTGCCTCCTCGACAAGATTCTGAAGCGGACCATCGCTTGGGCCACGAGTAAGAAGTCGCGATTCGGTTGGGGCGAGCGACTCGTTCGCTCGAGCGTTTTTGTCGGCTGCATTGATTTCGTCCGGCTTGTCTACCTTGGCCTTATCGGGACCGTCGAAGAGTGATTCGATTTGAAGCTTCCGATCCTCGAACGCATCTGCAAACGAACCAGCTAGCGAACCGCCAAGCAATGCCATTTTCATCGCAAGTTCGGCCTCTCTGTCGGTGATGTCTCTGGCAATAATTTCAGGAAGTTCCGCTGCCGTCGCTTTGAATCCTTCAAGCAGGTCTCTTGACGCAATTTCCTGAAGGTCGACCATCACATTCACTAGCCCGCCTTCACCCCCAGAAGCGAAATAGTCGAACAAAACCTGTAGAGCATCCGTGGCATTGGTTGCGAAGTTTTTGACTGCAATAAATGCACCTGTGCACGCATCATCAAACAGCTCTGGGAAGTTCTCGACAAACCAGTTCGCGTACTTTGGGATAACATCCACGAACAAATGTGTAACGTCGTTCTTAATCGACTCAAAAGAAAAGGCAGCTGATGTTGTTATAAGCTCAAATGTTGCGGATGTCCGAGTCGAGAAAACATCGAACAATGCAAGGGCTCCTGCTGTCGTGTTTACGAACGCATCGCCAACGGTTCCGTAGGCTTCCGAAAAGCTCAGCATACTGTCTTCGACAAGCTCAATCGCCGGTGTAAGTACGTTAGAAAACGCGTTCGCCGTCGCTTCGATGCCTTCCATGCGTAGAGTCTCGAATGGTGCCAGCAAGGCCCCGATGCTCGCGTAGGCCCGATCGGTCGCTTTGGTAGATCCTTCAAGAGCGTCTTCATACGCCTGAACGCTTTCTACAGATCCAGCTAACACGCCCGCATCATCGAGCAGCTTCAAGGCTTGGGACATTTTTGAAGATGTCGCGGTCAAGTCAATCTCCGAGTCTCGCAATCCTTTCATGCGACCATCGACCAAGAGCAAGTCCTCTGCAAGATCCTTGGCCGCATCAGACTGCTTGTGAAACGACTTCAAGCCATCTTCGGCAAGATCATGCAAATAGTCCGCCGTTGCCAACGCTGCTAGGGCCCCTGCGACCACTCCCGTTCCAATGGCAACAGTCTTAAACGAAAACTCAAATGACTCTTGAGTCTTCTCGGTGTCGGTCCCCAACTGAGTGACCGAACGCGCGAGCATATCAACACTTGCCCGCACGTCTTTTAAAACGGCAGTTGCCTCGTCTCTCGCACCGACAACCATTGAAAAATCAGCCACGTCTCGCCCTATCTATTCGATCGGAATCAATTCGATTCTGTTCATTTCCGAGCAACTGCCACATATCCACAAACCAAGCACTCTGGTCGAGTATTCCTCCTGCAATAGGAAGCGTTCCCTTGTCTGCCATCGCGGCTAAATTGAGGACCGAATTTAGTTCGCGAACATACTTCCTAGGACATCCATCCACCTCGACAAAACCAAAGCCTTTACAGTCCTCGCAATCGTTCTCTCCTTGCTTTCCAGATCCATCGCAGGTAACGCATCCGATTTCAACTCCATTTGCCTCGTTCGGATGGCAGCCGCCGTGACATGACTTGCAAAGCTCGCCGCATCTTATGAGAGCGGCGATTCTGATTTTTTTCGTTCGTCATCCCCTACCATTGCGTTTTTCCTTACCTTTCCAATGATTTCACTCGCCATCGCATCGTCAATCGTGTCAAGGAACGCTTCGCTGCAATTCGGTACGCAGATCTTCAGAGCTTCTTCAATGACCTCAAACTGATCTGATCCTTTTGCTACGAACAGCTTGTCGACGACTTTGGCTAATGCGTGCCGCTGCCTGAACGACAACGCCACAACCTCCAATTTGTGGCCATTGCCATACTCGATTGTGAACTTCTCGCCTGGTTCAATTGCACCCATTGTTAGACAGCCGCCGTAAATGTGATTTTGAGTTCTTGATCAAGATTGGTTCCGTTCTTATTGCACTGGAATTCAATCTCGTCAGTGACCATCCCGTTACGGTCACCTTCCTGGTTGTTGATGATTTGCGCCTTATCGGCATCGAATGAGATGTACGAAGTCGTCGGCCCAGCAATGTCGACTTCGAGTGCGTATTCCGTTTGATCGGTCAAAGTCGACCAACGATCCTGGACAGAAGTCTTGACTGCCTCTGGATTGCATTTGATCTTTGGAACGCGATTGGTGACGATTGCAGCCGAGTATCCGTCCGTGGTCGGACACTCGCGCAGCATGATCGTGTTCCCGCTTTCAATCGTGACGTTCGACACGCACATGTTGACATTATTCCACTCGACCAATCCGCTCGCGAACCGAAGATCCTTTACCGTTGGATAGGTTGGGGCAATAATCGATTGATCCGTGACATCTTGCCAAACGCCCTGGAATTCCCAATCGATGTACGCCATTTGCCCCGTCGGAAGAACGATCGTAAAGTTTCCCATGCAGCCAGCTAAAATCTTCAGCACCGATTGGCCAGCTCCATCGTCGCAGTAGGCCCCGATCGTAAGAGTTTTGACCGCTGAACCTGGAGCTGCCGTGATTGGATAGAAGGTCTGGCCGGTCTTAACCCAGCCACATGCAGGCAGAAGGACATCGGCCCAGTTTGGTTCGGTGGCCGTCCCATCCCATCCCAGTCCAGTTCGGAAAGTTGCGACACCCGCTAAGCCTTGTGGAACAGACGTCAGCATGCCAAAGCCACCCTGAGACTCTCTTGGAGTCATGGAGATTTTTGGCTGAATCATGACGTTGTAAGCGTTGTATACACCTTCTGCGCCCGTCAAGCTCTCGGCTGTTCCGATGGTCCCTTCAGTTTTGGCCGCAAAGACTCTTCGACGCTTTAGAAGTGGCATGTTATGACCTCGATTCGGTTGGATCGTTTTCGGAAATTCGGTAAGTGACGACTAATGGAATCGTCTCTCCTGAGTGCTCACCTTCTGGCGAGATAAACGGAGTCATTGGGCCCCAATTGCAGTTCACCGCGTTGGATTCAATCGTGTACCACATGGATGGGTCCGTAGCCTCTGTGGTTATGGCAACGATTACGGCGGCCATCATCTGATTGATCTTTGTAAAGTACGTGTCTTCTTCACCATCAGGCAGGCGAACGAAGCAATGAATATTGAAAACCACATCAAAGGCAAGTGCTGGCGGATTCCCTTCGTGGCTGCGTTCCATGTTTGGCCTGTTGGCACTTTGAACGACTTGGATTGACAGATGCTTTGGCGTTGCAGTGATTGCTTTTCGCTGTGGCCTAACAACGCTCTCAACGTCAAAGTCATAGCCGTTGATAACTTTGATTTGCGACAATCGATCAACAATCTCGTTTGCTATGTTTTCAAGTACGGAATCAGCCATTGGTTAGATCCATCCCGTTGTTTCCAAGGAGAATTGACCGAACCAAATACTGCTTCAATCTCTGAATGAACGTTGCCCTGAAATGCTCTTTTGCCTTCTCTTCTAAACCAAGCTCAACAGCCTGCCTCGCGACCGATACGCCTGGCCCTCTCTCGATCGGAAGCCGCTTTTTGCCAGTTCGGACAAACACATCGCGACCCAGTCGATTGATCTTCGGACCAAAGGCATGCGGGACAACCGTGTCTCCTCCGTTCCGTAGTGGACGGTAGGAGACTCCGTACCATGCCTGCCTTGCTCCAAAGTGCTTCAGTGAAATCGGACGGTCGGAGATTGTGACGCCTGCGTTGACATCGCTTCCGGTCGCCTCTTTCACATGCAGCTTTGAATTGATCTTCTCGGCATCGGTGTTGATGCTCGTGCTTAGCTCCTTGAGAAGCATTGCCCGAGTATCGAAGGCAGCGGAGTTGAGTGAGTAAAGGTAGCTTGCTTCGATCCCGTCGACGAACGTCCCGATGTTGTCTTGCAACGCATCGAGTTTTACTTTGTCGAAGCTGATCGTGAGCATTTACTGACACAACAATTCCAAGATGCCTGCGTTGTCGTTGATTACCTTGACGACTGATCGTCGCCTTGGTGTATCTCCAGCCCGAAGCGGGAACTCAATTTCATCTCCACCGGTATCGATTTCCGTGCTCAATATCCCTGCCGTAGCGGAGTTGCGAACACGAATCACGATTGCTTGACCTGTGATCTCTCCCGTCTCGCCGATTAGCTGAAGCGTCCCACGCTCGACGATCCCGTTTATCGAACGGGAGGTCCCTCCAGATCCTGGATGGTAGGTGATTGCTTCGCCGAACTGCCGAATCAGATTGATCGCAGCAGTCCGGCTAAAAATCTGTTCGAAACGGGTAGCCATTAGGTCGTAACGTTGCTCAGCAAGTGACCAGCGGCGGTGTAAAGAACGATTTCGTCAACATCGTGACGCACTCGAACAATGTCCGATCGCTTGGTTTCGTCTCGGTAGGTCTCGAAAGTCCCGCCGATAGACGATCCGTCTTGAGCCCAGTGGAAGGTCCGACCGATGCAAGGCTCGCGGAAGTCGCTTGACGTTGCGACTCGGCAAACCATTGCGTACTCGTCCGACCAAAGTTGGCCGACAGCAGCCGTCTGACCTTCCTTGGCAGTGTTCTTTGAACCACCGGCGACAATGATGTAGTCGAGGTCAAAGACCATTGCCAGCATTTCAACCGTCATCTCCTTGGCGTTCGAAGCGTAGCCCGCTCCAGAAGCCTCGATGGCATCCAAAACCTGTGCACATCGACGCAGGTTGCGGAATACCTTCCGGTTGATGACGAGCGCATTCGCCCAAAGGCCTGATCCGTCATAGACCTTTCGTACCGCTGCTTCGACGTCAGTCAAAGGCGTTGCGTTCGCTAGGTCGTCCCACTCGTTGTTGATCGCAGTCGTGAGCGATGCACCGTTCCAAGTGGTTGCATTGAAAATCAGATCGGCAGCTCGTTGCTCCGCATTGCGAAGTACGGCGTTGTATGCACGAACTGAGGAGATCAGTTCCGAGTCGAAGTACTCCGCGTACATCTGCGACTCACGATCATCGATCGGCTCTTCCGCACCATGCTCTTCGCAGGCGTAGGTTGCTGGATCGAAAGTAAAGTTTCCTCGGCTGTAACCAGCACCAGGAGCGCGGCGAGTCTCTCGCTGTTGCAAGAGTTGGGCCAATGGGATCTTACCGAAGTTTCCAGCCTGTGACGCTACGTCAACAACTGGAAGGACTTTATTGGCAATGTAGCCCTGCTGATCCATCTCAAGATCGAAAGCCATGAAGCTCTCTGCAAGATCTGGTCGCAGGCTTGATAAAGCTGAACTAGGACTTGGCATGTCTGCATCTCATTTCACCCTTTGCGAATAATGGTCGAACCGAAAAATAAAAGCCAACTGGGATTGGTGGCCACCGCACCCAGTCAGCGCAAAGGGTCTAGTTAGCTCGCCGCGGTGTCGCCGTGGTTGCCATAGAGAACCTCAATAATGTCGTTGTCAGCCGTTGCGGCCTCGAGTGCCGTTCCAACCTGGAAGGCAGTGGTCTCGGCAGTGTCTTGAACCTTGCCACCTGCCTCGGTGTAGAGCGTTGCGCCAGCGGCAATCGCTTCCTTGGCAATCATCTTGTGAGTTCCCGCAGCCGACCGCAGTCGAACGGGAACAACATCACCAGAGACAGCCGCCCGCAAAGCAGTCCCGATCTCCTTTTCAGCGAGACCGGCAGCAGTGATTGTTCCGCCCGATCCGAGAAGCACTCGACCGTATTGCGGAATCGTTCCAGCGGCAACAAATGATTTTGTCCCGCTTTCATCAAATTGACTCATATCCCTTGTTCCTTACGAATGAATTGATTTAGTTGAAGTTGGTTGGACGGTTATCAGGTGGACTACCGCCGCTGACTTGCCTTGACGAATCGCTCGCGAAGGCCGGGATTCTTTCGGTTTGCGTTCATCAAAGCCTTCTGGCGGTTTCCACCACATGACTTGAGCTCGCTATTGACTGCCGCATGCCATGAAGCGACCACATCGTCTTCGTCGGAGTCATCGGTACACGATGGATCCTCCTCATCCTTTGGCATGTCTTCTGCTTTGATTCGCAGTTTGTTTGGCTTCACGCCTGGCTTGGCCTGCTTGCGAGCGGACTCTTCCATCCGAGCTTGCAAGAGATCCATATAGCTTTGCTGAGCTTCCATCATCGAAAGGTTCTTTTCGATGCAACTCAAAATCCAATCGCTTCCGGCCTGCGAAAACTTGGCTTTCAGTTCAGCAGCAGTTGCCGGTTTTGTTGCAGTGGCTTCCACGTGCAAATCTCCTTCGTTACGAGTAACCGGCATCGCCGGACTTGACGATCCCGGAGAAACACTCTCCGAGAAATTCCTAAAGGCGGTTTCGAAATCCGACACCGCGTCGATCAGGTTCATTTCCTTGGCCTTTGAAGCCAAGTGGACTCTTCCGTCTGCCATTTCAGCGACCTGAGCAATCTCCATTTTTCGACCTTCAGAGACCGCATCCAGGAAGAAGGCATTCAGGCCGTTTACGATCACTTGAATCGATGCAAGGCCTTCGTCGGTAATCTCGGTCCCTGGCGTGTCGAAGCCCTTCATTGATCCAGCCCGAAGCACGTGAACTGTTACACCGGCCTTCTCCGCGGCCTTGCTTGAATCTGCAACAACGCAGAAGGTGCCAATCGAACCGATCAGTGCCATTTCATTGGCTTCGATGGATTGACATTGACTTGCCAGCCAGTAAGCCGCACTCGCCCCAAGATCGTTGATGTATGCCTTGGTTGGCTTCTTGCTTCCAGCAGCTCGAACGCAGTCGGCTAGTTCCTTTGTCCCAGCCACCGTTCCGCCGGGGCTTTCAATCTTCAGCATGATTCCCTTGACCTTGGAATCGGCTACTGCCTGATTGACCAAGCGTCTCGCAAGCACGGTTGACGTTCCCGATCCCATCGATGGGACCTGCTTCATCATCGGCCCGCAAATGTTGATGATTGCAATACCGTCGACAATCGACATTTGATAGCCGTCAGCCTCCGCAATGGCATCGCTGACGCTATCGGATTGGAGATGAGCCACCAGATCGAAACGGGCAAACATCTCTTGCAGTGCGCGGGCGGAAGGTTCATGGATTGCCCACTGACCGACCCAGCAATCGAAGTACGGAACGAATTGCTTCTGTGCGTTGAATTCAAAGGTTCGCGTTACCGCTGGTACTGGATCATTGATTTCCATTGGATGCCTCTTTTCCGTTCTGCTTTGCTGGAGTTGATGCAATCGGCATCGACAAGTTGAGACCGTCAGGAGTCGGCAGGCTGATAATCTCCCGCCAGTGAACCTTCGTGTCGTTCTCTCCGAGCTTCGAATTGATCAGTGACGCCATCTTGATTGCGCGATTGATCGCGTAGCCGTTGTCGTCGATCGTCTCGTCGGCAATCTCTTCCCAGTCTTGAGATAGCTCGCCATGCAATCGCCTTGGGCTGGTCAATCCGTTGCGAACTCGCAGGAGTTGCCCCGCTGCTTCGTCGAGCGGATTTATGTACGGCCACGCTGGAAGCCTCCATGAGTTGGCGTAGAACTTCTTCTTAAGTCGCTGCTGTGCCGCTGCCAAGATTGGATCGTCTGCAATCCACTGCTCGAGCTTCCACCGGTAAATCGGCCTGTGCCATTTGTCGCGAAGCCCTCGCTGGATCTTGCGAAATCCCCTTCTGGCTTCGTCGATCGCAATCCGTGCGCCAGAGTAGTTGGAGTCGGAGCCATCCATCATCACCATGACGAACGGCATTCCAAGGTTGATCCCGATCATTGTCAGGAGGAGCTTGGCGTGTTCGAAGTAATTCGTATTTGGGACATCTGGCGAGAATCCCTCGAGCGATTCACCTGGAGCACCTTCGAGTTCGGCACCTGGTTCAAGGTTGTCAATGAGCCTATCTCCGCCTGCGGTCTGCTCAATCTCAGTCGATCCGTAACTCGCCGAAGTGGACGGCAGCCCCGCATCCGATTTCAACTCTCGCTTGCGAAAGATTGCAAAGCAGCTTACGACCTGAGCCTGAACGACCTTGGCAAAGTTGACATCTTCAAACATTCCCGAGATCTGGAAGATCGGAGCCAATGCCGTCACGCCCCGCGTCGCACTTACCCGAAGGGGATTGTAGAAGTGAAACGCTTGGCGAACTCCTTGCGAATCACGCACATCGTAGGGCGTTGATTCCTGCGAGGACGCTGTCCGCTGTGGATCGGAAGATTCCTTGCGAACGTGATAGCGAACTCGCCGGCGGACATCATTCAGCTCGACGCCGATGACGATCCCTTTGTTTTTCGATTGGCCCTTTGGATTTCGTACCAAGTGACCTTCAATCATCTGGATCTGACCGTCTTGCGTTCCAAGTGCAAAGACGTCGCCATCACGAAGCATTGAATGAACTGCGATCTGCTCTTGCTCTTGCCAAGTGAGCTCGCCTGCAATATCGCAAAGCTCTGGATCCTCAGTGAACTCTTGCCATCGGTAGTAAAGATCGGCGTCGAGCTTGGAGTCGCCAGTGTTCGGGCAAAGCGTAAATCCACTTGAGACAATGTTGGTTGCAGATCGCTCAATGGTCTTGCCAAGAATGTTGTCGTTTCGTTCGGCGTCGCGAGACTTTTCAATAAGCTCCAAGTACTGCGTCTCGTTGCGCAGGTGGTAATCGGCTGAGCCACCTTGCGGAGCAAGACCAGCGCGAGTACGGACAAATCTCGAGGACTTCATTGCGTCGTAATCCGCACGCAATGTATCAAAGTTCGCCATCAATCCCGAAGGCCTACCGCCGCGCATGTCTGAAGCTCAAGTACTTGACCGAGTCGGAAGCCGAAGCAGCCCCGATGAAAGCATTGGCCCGTTCCAGCAAGGCGAGAAGTTCTTGAGAATTCATCCCAAGAGATGAGTTTTGGTCCGCTTGCATCTTCGGCTGGAGAATCAAGAGTTGCTTGATGGCCGTCTGGAATGCACGCGCCTTGGCGACAGAACCCGACGCCTCAAAGTCGGCATTCTCAAGGTACGCATCGATCGCTTCGTCTATGGTTGGAACTGCCATAAACGAAATAGTAGGCGATAGATTTGCAAGTCCTCCGAAAACGGGAAAACCGTTTTTCCGAAACTACGCAATGACAGACTCTAGTATCCACTTCAAGGCATCGGATGGACTGGAGACGCACTTGCCATTTTCCAGCTTCGCATCCATCGACTCTAGGGCAAGCTGTATGGATTTCAACGCTGCGGCTTGATCGATCGTCATTTTGATGTCGGCTCGCTTCTTGTCTTTGCTGTATCCGACAAACGAGTTTTCTAAGAATGGAACGGATATGGTCTTTTCGGTGATTCTGATAGTTGGAATCTCGTCGCGCAGCGTAACAATCTTCACTTCAGGTTCCGCTGATAGCGTCTTTACTTCCGGTTGAATTGCGGTCTTAAGTTCTGGAATCGCTTGTGCTCCGATACTTGGAAGCGTCATTGGGCTTTTGGCCATTGCTTATCTCCTTGCTATAAAGCTGCGGCCATCCGGCCTTGAAAAACGACCAGGGGAAGAGACCACCGATTGCGGCCTCTGCTGAACAACGATCTGTTGCGGCCTGTCTTGCATCTGAATCAAACGAATCCCGGCGCATCCTGCCCCGGCACAAGCCAAAGCGGTGGCATCGAGATAGTGATTGTTTCGGCTGAGCGGATCCCACTTCGTAATCCAACCTTTGCCGGTCTCAAAGATGCGTCGCCGACACTCGGCCACGATGTGATGAGAAAAGCTCGTATGACGCTTCACGTTGTTTGGAGCGTAGAAGAGCGAAAGACTGCCATCCTGGAAGTGCCGGTTCTCGTCGAAGGTGTCAACCATGAATCGCTCTTGCAGCCACTGTTTCCAGTACTCAGTGTTCACGTTGTAAAGCCAAAGCCGCTCCGCATCCTGGTAGCTTGCGTAGGCCTCAAGGAATGGCTTGCGTGTGTCGGACTCTTTCCCGATATGGAACCGCCCACGATCCCATCCCTTGGAAGCGAAGAACGGGGATCCCGACGACCGGCAGAATTGATAAACGGCCTGCGTGTAAGTTCCCGAATCGATCATGCAGATGAGCGGTGGATTGCGTTCGCAAATGTCCTCCCGCCAGGTCGAAAGGCTTTTGAGCAAAGCTATCTCGATCGACTTGTTGTCGCTCTGGTCGGTCAGGCTGTCGGTCTCCATCACGCCATAGTCAATGATGCACCCAATCGCATTTCCCCACCAAGCAATCTTGACCCAGTGAGAAGAGTATTTTCCCATGTCCAGGCCGACAGTGATCCACTCCGCAAGCTCTGGCATCATGTGCTGCTCGTATCCGCTGATCCGCGAAGCAACCTTGCCAGCAGTTAGGCCCGTTGTCTCCGCCTCTTCCTCTGGTTCTGGATCGTTTTGGTATTCCGTCTTGTAGGATTCTAGGTTAGTGTCTGCAATGCTGTTCCACGCTTGCTGCAAAGCGGAGTGAACCATTTGAACTCCATCGACTTCTATCTCGACGAAGTGATCGGAAAGCATTTCAGCATCTGCGTTCATGTCCTCCCAATTCGCCAAGTAGAATTGAGTCGCCCTCCTGCCGTGTTCGTCTCCGGCCTCCTGATCCGCCTTCCTCAATGCGACGTACTCGTTCCATAGTTCGATATTGGTCGGCCACTTCGCAACCATTCCGAACCGCATGCCGTTGTAAGACGGACGGATCTTCCTATCGGTCAGTCGGAACGAAAGGCATTTGCGATTCTGAACCGTGGTGATAACGACGATTGACAAACGATTCTCCTGGCTTGCCAGTCCAGAGATATCCTTGTCCAAGATTGATTCACGGTCTGCTATTTGGCCATCCATTCGAGCCGACTCGCTCGTCTCTGGATCGTCAATCAAAACGAATTGAGGTCGATCCCCGTTGATGTTGGCCCCACGGAATGCCGCGTCAAGTCCGTAGTAGGCCATCTTCACGCCGCCGTATGGCGAGCCGACAACGATCGGAAGCGAAATATAATCATCCGTCCAAACGATTCCAGTTAGCTTCCCTCCTACATGCTGACGACCTGCTCGTTGTGGCGCACCTTCCAGCGCTCGAATCGGATAGCAGACCTCTGGGAAGTCCTCGAGTAGCAAATCGTTCGTTGCGAGCTTCTTCTTAAAGTCCTTGTAGATCTTCCCCGCCAGTTCCGTTGTCGCGGCTACAGCCAACGGGAAGCGAACCAAGCCAGCGAGGATCAGAAAAACAAGAAGGCCCTTTGTCAACTCAGTCTTTCCGCAACCGCGAGGAGCTGCAATTGCCTGCCGCCCTCCGTACTGCGCTCGACTGACTATTGACTCGATCATGAAATGGTGGTGCTTACCGAATGGAAGCCGATACTGGTCGGCAAAATAGGTTTTCAAAAACAGTCCTGGATCTTGTAGACATCTCTCTCGTCGCAACGGATTGACGCAATCGGGAATCGCGATCTCAGCACTCATCGCCCGCTTCTCACGCTTGGCAAGAACGTCGCGATCAGCACTCCCCTTCGTCTTCAGCGTCAATTCCGCCATCAGCTTCGATTGTTCCGACGCTGGCTTTTGTGCGATCGCAGATAGCACCGACATCAATACCGAGTCGAGCTGCGAGCTTGATAAGATTGCTGGAGAACTCATCTAAATTTTTGTGCTCGTCCGTTTGGTTTTGACTCTCAAGTGATTTCGCTTGGCCAATCGCCTTCAGTGCCAGCTCGTCATCTTCGCCCTGAACGATTCTATGCAATCGTTCCACGATCGCTTGCTTGAATGCTTCTGGTATGTTCCACCGCTTCTTAACTGCAACCCCCAGC